GGTAAATCCACCTACGAGAGCCTCGCCAAGTCGGTTGATGCCAAGCGCGCTCAGAACAACGTGTTCGCCCGGATCATTACTCTCCTCGGCGACTTCCAAGACCAGCGCACCGGCAAGAGCTTCGGCGCAGCTGACGTTGACTGGACCGAGAAAGACTTCCTCGCTGTCGACGGCCTGACCGAGCTTTCCCACTGCGCCATGAAGATGCAGATCGGAACGAAGCCAACCGCCGCTCTCCCTGATTACATGGTCGCCCAGGTCAACCTGATGAACCTCCTTCGCCTGCTTGTCAACGGCACCCGCTGCGGCCTGATCATGACCGCGCATCCCGTTCGCGAGAAGGACGAACTCACCGGGGCTATCAAGCTTATGCCCCGGACAATCGGATCTGCCATCGCCAGCGAGCTGGCTCCGCTCTTCAGCGAAGTCATCCTCACTGTTCGCGACGGCGATAAGTGGTTTTGGGATACGCAGAATTCCTCTGCAGATCTCAAGACCCGATACCTGCCCATATCCAGCAAGTTGCCGCCGGATGTGACGCAGATTCTCAACGGCTGGTCCAAGGCAGCAGCCGCTGCAAAGACCGGCAATCTGGAGGAAGTACAATGAGCACCCACACTCTCAGCGTCACCGTCAACATGAACGAAGACAGCTCCGACAGCGAAGTCGCAGCCCTCATCGGCGAAGCCCTCATGGAGTCGGGCAACGCGCTGTCTGTCGAAGTCAGCGACAGCAATGGCGGCAACCTGTGGCAAGACGACCTCGACGAAAACGACGAAGACTAAGGACCTCGGTCCTTCTGCAGCCCGGCAGTTCCGGGGAGCCCTCTTACTTTTCCCTATCTTTCAGGAGTACTATCATCATGGCCCGTACCGCATTTGACCCGCAAGTGTTCGCCCAAACCGCCATCAAGGCACAGCTCGATACCGAGATCATCCCTTGCCCGGTGGGTGACTACAAGTTCACCATCACCAAGGTCGACTTCCGCCAGAACAAGGGCGCCAAGGAAGAAACCAAGGACCGTGTCTTCACGTCCTGCGACGTGACCTGCGAGCTGGACATCGACCTCTACCCCGAGGTCGTCGAGGCAACCAAGCGCGACAAGATCATCCTCCGCCACGGCTTCCTGCTGGACATCAACGAAGCAACCGGTCTGCTCGACGTCGAAGCCGGCAAGAACGTGAATCTCGGTCGCCTGCGTGAAGCCGTCGGTCAGAATGACGACAGCGAGTGGACGTTCAACCAGCTGCTCGGTCAGCCGATCATCGGCCACGTCACGCACCGCACGATGCCGAACGGAAATGCAATGGCTGAAATCGACCGCGTGGCACAGGTCGACTAAGCTGTAACCTGCAGCAACCGGGCCGTGGGATTAGTAGTCCTGCGGCCCTTTTTATATCTGGAGATCAGAGTGAACATACTGACAGCAATTCAGAAGCAGGTTGAGCGGAAAGCGGAAGAAACAGCTTTTGACCCTACCCCGTTTGATATCCTCACAGCAGTCACCTCTATCCAACAAACCCTGATCTACCTCCATCAACGTAACATCAGCGTGTTCGACACCTGTGCCGCGCTGGCAATCGCCGATGAAGAAACCCGCGAGCGCTTCCTTCAACTCGTCCTGAAAGACCAGTCATGATCCGTACCATCGCCGTCGAGAAAATCAAGATCCCCGCTGACCGTCAGCGAACCGAGTTCCCTAAGCTCGAGCACGACGAGCTTGTCGAGTCCATCACCTCGCTCGGTCTGTTCCAGCCCATCATCCTCCGCAACGGTTCGATCCTCGCGGCCGGTGAGCGCCGCCTTCGCGCCATGTACGACATCATCGCCCGCGGAGCAAACGTCCGCCTCGGTGACGGCACAGTCCTCCCGACCGGCCACGTCGCGTACCTTGACTTCGGTGACCTCACCCCGCTCGAAGCAGCCCAGGTTGAGTACGACGAGAACTTCAAGCGCAAGGACCCGTCGTGGCAGGACAAGGCTCGCGGCCTAGAGAAAATCATGGCTCTCCGCGCAGCAGCCGGCAACCCGGTCAAGCAGAAAGACCTGGCTTCCGAGGTCCATGAAACGCCGGGCGCAGTTCACGAGCTTCTCAAAGCCGCTCGCTTGATGGCCGATCCCGAGGTTGCCAAGGCAGCTACCGCCAAGGAAGCGATCAAGATCAGCGAGCGCAAACAGAAGCAACAGGACCAGGTCCGAGCGCTGTTCCAGGCCGGCGTTAAGAGCTCCGCTGATTCCATTCACACGCTTGTCAGAGCAGATGCTCGTGACTATCTGCAGACTCTCCCGGCCGGTCACTTCTCTGTCATCCTCACCGACCCGCCCTATGGCATCGGCATCGACGGGCAGAAGGAAAGCAAAAATAAGAATCCTAAGCACAACCGCAAGGCGCACGACTTTATGGGCTGGGATTCAGAAAGGCCAGACGCCGGGATTTTCAATTACATCGTCGGCACCGGAGTGCCCGCAGTGATTTGGGGCGGCAACTACTTTGCGGATTTACTTCCAGCAACGCGCGGCTGGCTTTACTGGAGCAAGGGCCAGGATGGGCTAACTATGAGCGACGGCGAACTGGCGTGGACAACTGAGGCCACGCCGCTGCGCGCTGTGACGGTCAACCGCGCCGCGCTGCAAGGCAGCGTCCATCCGACGCAAAAGCCCATGCAGGTTATTGAGTTTTCGCTGGAGTATCTGAAGGCTGGCAAGATTGTGCTGGACCTATTCGGCGGCAGCGGCACAACGCTGATGGCGTGCGATAAGACTGAGCGATCCGCGCGGCTGATGGAGTTGGCGCCCAAATACTGCGACGTGATCGTCCGCCGCTGGCAGGACTTCACAGGCAAGCAAGCCACGCTAGAATCAAACGGCAAAACCTACGCGGAGTTAAAAAATGACCACTAGCAAAGGCGGTCAGCCACAAAAGACGCTAACACCTGAGCAGGTAGCCGAAGTTGCAACGCTTGCGGCTGTGTTGTCACAAGAACAGATTGCCGACTATTTTGGCATCGCCCGCAGCACGTTTGCTTTGATATGCGAACGACAGCCAGAGGTTCTCGGACAATATAAAAAAGGTAAGGCGCGAGCAATTGGCACGGTGGCGAAAGGGCTGCTGCAAAAGGCACGCGATGGCGATACAGCAAGCGCTATCTTTTACCTAAAAACACAAGCTGGCTGGAAAGAAACGCAGGTCATCGACAATAAGTCCTCCGATGGCAGCATGTCACCCGCTAAGCCTGTTAAAGATATGACCAAGGAGGAGCTTGAAACTGAATTAAGGGCGATCGGCGTTGATCCGTCAAAACTTTGATTTAATTCGGCAATATAAGGTACTGCAAGCGCGGGATAGTTTCCTTGCATTTCGCCAATTGATCAATCCAAAGGACAAATGGGGTTGGTGGCAGATTGAAATAGCCGCAGAGTTACAGCAATTTTACGAGGATATGCAGGCCGGATTACGGCCTAAACTAGTCATTCAAGCGCCGCCGCAACACGGCAAGTCAGTCCAGATCATTGATTTTATCGCGTGGTTAGCGGGCAAGAATCCCGACTGTAAAACAATCTACACGTCATTCAGTGAGCGGCTTGGTGTGCGCGCTAATCTCAAATTACAGCGCATGTATGACAGCGATCTATATGCAGATATATTTCCAGATACTCGAATTAACCAATCGAATTCTGTGACCGTTTCGGGTCAGTTTTTGCGTAACCGTGAGATTTTGGAGTATAGCGGGCGGACAGGATACTTTAGAAATACTACAGTAGGCGGCTCAATTACTGGTGAGTCGCTATCCCTAGGAGTAATCGATGATCCGCTGAAGGGTCGCAAAGAAGCGAATTCAATCACGATCAGGAACGGTGTCTGGGATTGGTTCACGGATGACTTTTTCACCAGATTTAGCGAGGACGGCGCGTTACTTTGCATCTTGACCCGCTGGCACATAGACGACCCGATAGGCCGCCTGCTGTTGCAGTACGGCGACGGCGTGAAGCTATTGAGCTATCCGGCTATTGCCGAGCGTGACGAGCCAAACCGCAAGGCAGGCGAGCCGCTTTTCCCGGAGCATAAGTCACTCGACTTTTTGCTAGAGCGTAAGGGTCTGATGGATACGTCGTCATGGCTATCGCTTTACCAGCAGTCGCCTATCGTTGTTGGTGGCGAGCTGATCAAGGGCGACTGGTTTGGTCGGTACTCTATCGCGCCAAAAATGGAGTATGTCAAAATCTATGCCGACACTGCGCAAAAGACCAAAGAGCATAACGACTATTCGGTTTTTG